ACACAGATTCCCTGTAGATAATGGTTATGAACCTTTTAGATTTATTCACTGGAACATATCAGCAATACCAACTAGCCTTCTTTCAGGTGTCAAATAAATTAATTATAGAAGATAGTTTTATCACAGAGGATCAATCACAAAAGATTCACAAGACTCTTACGGATTGTTTTTTTCCTTGGTACTATCAAGAAAACACAGCACGTCTTAAACGAAAAGAATTTTACTTTCAATTTGCACATGTATTTTTTGAACACGATAAGATTAATAGTAATTATTTTGAGTTGTTAGATCCTATTTTAAGTAAAATTAAAATGAAGAAACTTAGAAGAATTAAAGCTAATTTAACAACCATGCATCATGAGGTAAAGCCGTTGAAAGCACACATAGATTATATGGATACATCAAAGAAAGCTAGAACAGGTATCTATTATGTTAATACTAACAATGGCTGCACCATATTTCCAAAAATTAAAAAAGAAATAAAGAGTGAGGCCAATAGGTTTGTGAGTTTCCCTGTAAATACTCAGCACACAGGCACCACTCACACCGACGAGAAAATAAGGCTAGTCATCAATTTTAACTACTTCATCTAAATGATTTGATATCAGATCTAGAATGGACTATATTTTTAGCCAAAAACTAGTATAATGATTTACTATGGCACTGAAAAAAGTACAATTTTTACCTGGATTCAATAAACAACTTACCGAAACTCAAGCTGAGGGGCAATGGGTAGACGGTGATAATGTTAGATTTAGATATGGCTCACCAGAAAAAATAGGTGGTTGGCAGCAACTAAGCAACGTTAAAATAACAGGTGCTGCTAGAGCTATGCATCATATTGTAAATAGTAGCGGTATAAAATATTCTATAATAGGAACTAACAGAATATTGTATGCTTATTCAGGTGGTGTATTTTATGATATACACCCGATTAGAGATACCACAACTTTAACTAACGCTTTTACCACAACTAACGGATCTCCAACTGTTACCATAACTTTTTCTTCAGGCCACAGTCTAAACCCTGGAGACATAATTTTATTAGATAATTTTACTGCTATTACAAATTCAAACTTTAGCGCTTCTGATTTTGACGACAAAAAATTTATGGTAACTAGCACACCGACTAACGTTACGCTAACTATAACAATGCCCTCAAATGAAACTGGTTCTGGTGCTACAACATCTGGAGGTATTAGAGTTCAGTCTTACTATCCTGTTGGACCCGCAGAGCAGCTACCAGGATTTGGTTGGGGCTTGGCTTCTTGGGGCGGTGAAGTATCAAACCCTCAAACAACAACTTTAAATGGAGCTCTACTAGATGATGCTAACGGAACAGGTGGATCAGGATCTTCAATTACGTTGACTAGTTCTACAGGTTTCCCGACAACAGGAACAAATTTTATAAAAGTAGGCACAGAAGAAATTTCTTATACTGGAGTATCAGGTAATGACTTAACTGGAATTACAAGAGCAGTTAGAGGAACAACAAGAGCTGCACATTCAGACGGAGCCACAGTAACAAATACATCTGACTTCGTAGCGTGGGGCGAGGCTGCATCAGGTGATTTAGTTATTGATCCAGGTCTTTGGTCTATTGATAACTTTGGTAATAAAATTATTGCTTTGATTCACAATAAACAAGTTTTTGAATGGAACGCAGATGCTGCAAATGCAAACGCAACGAGAGCAACAATTATATCCGGAGCTCCAACTGCATCTAGAGATATGATTGTATCTACACCTGATAGACACTTAGTATTCTTTGGCACGGAAACAACAATAGGAACACCAAGCACACAAGATCAAATGTTTATAAGATTCTCTGACCAAGAGAATATTAATTCATATACACCCACAGCAACTAACACAGCTGGTACTCAGAGACTTGCAGACGGATCTAGAATTATGGGAGCTGTTAGAGGTAGAGATGCAATCTACGTTTGGACCGACACTGCTTTATTCACACAAAGATTTATTGGTCCACCATTTACGTTTGGTTTTGCTCAAGTAGGAACTAACTGTGGACTGATAGGACAGAACGCAGCTGTTGAGGTAGATGGAGCTGCATATTGGTTTTCAGAAAATGGTTTCTTTAAATATGCTGGTGCTCTTCAGACATTACCGTGTTTAGTAGAAGACTTTGTATTTGATGATTTAAATACTACGGCTAATCAACTTATAAATGCAGGATTAAATAATTTGTTTGGTGAGATTAATTGGTTTTACTCTTCTTCAGGATCAACTGTTATAGATAGAGTTGTAACTTATAATTATTTTGAATCAACACCAGAGAGACCAATATGGACAACAGGAACATTAGATAGAACAACATGGCAAGACTCTGCGGTGTTTGGTAAACCTCATGCCACAGATTATGATGCTGGTTCAAATAACTCTTATGATGTTGTTGGAAACACTGACGGTTGCACTATATATTATGAACACGAAACTGGCACAGATCAAGTAACGTCAACTGCTACAACAGCCATAACCTCAAACATACAGTCTGGAGATTTTGATATTTCTCAAGGTGGTGATGGAGAGTTCTTTGCAAAAATTAGAAGATTTATACCTGACTTTTTATCACAAACAGGTAACACACAAATTACATTAAACTTAAGAAACTTTCCAAATAATACAGCAGCTAGTTCTTCACTAGGACCTTTTACAATTTCATCATCAACAGAAAAAGTTGATACAAGAGCTAGAGCCAGAGCTGTGTCTTTAAAAGTAGCAAACACTGCAGCACAACAGAGTTGGAAACTAGGTGGATTTAGGTTAGACATACAACCAGACGGGAGAAGATAATGGCAAAGATAGTACAGGTATTAACAAGACCATCACCAGTATACAGGCAGGATGTTGCTGACGCACAGGTAAGAGATCTTGATGCGATTGTGCAAAAATTAAATACAACATTTCAACAAGAACTAAAGGATGAAGTTGACGCTCAAAACTTCTTTTTAAATTAATGGCAAATAGTTTCGTAAACGCAAAGGTGGATTTAACATCAACAGACAACACTACGTTGTATACAACTCCAACTGCTAATGTTTCTTTAGTAAAATCAATACTAGTATCCAATGACTCGGGGTCTAGCTGTAATCTAGATGTTACATTAACCGATGCTTCTGGTAATGTGTTTAGTTTGTTTAAAACGAAAGCAGTGGATACTAATACAACAACCGAACTTTTAACACATCCTCTTGTTGTACAAGAGAGTGAGGTATTAAAAGTACAAGCTAGTGACGCGGACGAGCTGCACGTCATAGCTTCTATATTACAAATACAGCCAAGAGAGGTAACTACATAATGAAAGAACTAAAACCAGAGAAAATAATAGAAAAAATAACTAATAAAAAGACTGGAGAAGAGTACAAAAATGAGGAGGATTGGAAGGCAAAAGGTGTATCTCCTGATGATATTAGAAGAGATCTTACGGTAATTATGCCAAGTCTTGATTTATTCTCAAAAACCAAGTAGATTGAGTGTTTCAGGATATCAAAGCCTGCCAATAAGGATTTAATTAAATATGCCAATAACAAGAGGACAGATGAAAAGACAATTACGCATGGGTGGTGGTATTATGAATGCTATACCTAGACAAGCATACGGTATAGGAGACATAGCTAAAGCAGTTACTAGACCGCTTAAAAAAGCTGCTAAGACAGTTGGTAAGATTGCTAAATCTGATGCAGGTAAACTAGCATTGGCTGCAGCTGCAGCTTACTACGCTCCAGGTATTGGAATCAAAGCTAAGTTTGGTCCTGGTATAAAAGGATTACAAGCAGCAGGAGTAGCAGCAAGATCTAAACTAGGAGATTTTTTTATAGGATCACCTTTAACAGAGGGAGTTGGAAGAGATACTTTTGCAACAAGTGGATTAGGTAAAATTTTAGGTTTAGGCGGTGCTACTAAAGGCACTGGCACAGGCAGTGGCCTTTTAACTAAAGGTCTAGCTTTAGCAGGACTATCCTCTTTTTTAACATCTCAATATGGTTTAACACCAGAGCAACAAGAAGAAGAATTAGCAGATCCAGAAAAATTACAATCTTATTTAAGAATATATTACACAAATTTAAATCCAAATGCAGGATCTGAAGAGATAGAAGAGTTTGTAAGACAAAATTCAGCGGAAGGTGGTAGAATAGGTTTTGCTAATGGTCCGGTATTACCACCAGACCCAACACAACCTGTAAATCCTTTTGGGCCAAAACCAGGAGACTTTGGAATTGAAGAGGACATTCCAATAAAAATGGCATCTAATATAGAGAACGATAAGATATTAGAGGCTTTGTTTGAAAAATATTTAGATATGGGAATGTCTCCTAAAGAAGCATCAGAAGCAGCTTATGCTGAGTTTGAGAGAATGAGTAAAAAAGAAGAAAAATTTTTTAGTGTGCCAGATAGAAGTTTAGCAGCTTTAGGTGGTAAGATGGATACTCCCAGCGATAACGCTATGCAAGCAGCGGGCATCGAGGGACTACCTGTAAGAAAAAATCCAGCAGGTGTAACAGAGCTAGATCTTAGAAAAACAGGTGGATTTATACAACCTGTTGGTATAAAAGAAAAAGAAGATGATATCCCAGCGATGTTATCTAATAATGAATTTGTATTTACAGCAGACGCTGTAAGAGGTGCTGGTGACGGAAACGTTAATTTAGGAGCACAAAGAATGTATGACACTATGAAAAGATTAGAAGCAGGAGGAAAAGCATAATGGCAGAAGTAGTAAGAACAGCCCCAGCAGAGTTTATAGAAGCAGCAGCAAAAACATATCTTGATGATTTAACAAAAGGTATTGGCACATTTAAAGAAACAGATCTTTCTACTATTATGGGTCCACAGTTTGTTGCTGGACCTGGTGCATTAACAACACAAGCTGAACAATTAGCCCCTGGTCTTGGTGGCTTTCAACCTTTCTTAACACAAGCACAACAATTAACAGGACCTACAGCTTTTCAAGCTTATATGTCTCCGTTTCAACAAGATGTTATTGACACAACATTAGCAGAGTTTCC